TTCTGATTGTACTCTGAAGGATTGACCTTTTGCAAATAAATCGTAACCTAATTGTAAATTTGTTGTTATACCGTCACTATGTAAAACTCCAGCATCTTTCTTAACCGGTAGTACTACACCTCCATCACTTGCTTCAGCTTCAAGTGCACTAGCATTTAGTAATATTACACCAATATCTGGGTATAATTTTCCGTAAGAGCCATTATTAGCCGAATAGCCGTTTGAGTTTTTACCTGTATATACAGACCCTAATGAACCTGATATTAGTTCATATTCTCTTCCTGCATCGGTAAATGTTACTGTTGAAGCTACTTGACTATTATCTATAAGTCTTAATTCTGCAAAATTTTTATTGGCACCATCTCCGGGTACATATATATTGAGAGAATCATCTTGGTATTTTATTACTAAATCTAAAGTACCAGGTAAGAGTTTTTCTTTATATCTTGCTCTATCAATTGATATTGCATAAAAATGATCAGAAGGTATATTACCGAAACTAAAATCAGTATCTTCATCTCCTAAAACTAACGATCTATATTGACCGTATATAGTAGAAGAAGGTGATTTGCCGGGTACTATTGGATTATAAACTAAACTACCGCCGCCGTCTTTATTTCCATAAGTAACTGAAAATTGAACTCTTGCAGAAGAACCTGTAGGATCAGACTGGTAAACGTTAAAGTAGTACTCTCCTGATGGCCCACCTATTTGTGTAGATGATGTTACAAACGTGTCTAATGTTGTAATATTACCTGACCATACTGGTGTTGAAATAGATTCAGCACTTATTACTACGTCTTGAGGATCGAATCTTTTAAATGACATAATTAATTAGTTTTTGTTATGGTTACAGGAATAGTTAATCTAGCTCCAGAATCTCTACCGATTACTGTTAAAGTAGTCTGTAGTCTCGTTCTAGAACCGAATAACGTGTTTATAGTTGTCGATGTTAGGTTAATAGTTGTACCTATAACATTTTTAGATACATTAGTTCCTAAAGTTGTCGTAGAGTTTAGCTGTTCTGCTTCTTCTGTATTAATTCCTACACCGGAGAATGTATTTAAAACTCTTACATCAGCAATTGTTGCTGTATACCCTGAAGCTTCGAAGGTTGAAGTAGCTCCTTGGAAATTTAATGTCTGAGGTGTGATAGCAACTGATGCTCCTTGTTTTAGAGTAATAGCGCTAAATCCTAAATCTAGAATCGGTAATTTTGAAGTACCTCTCGGAAGGGTTACTAGCTTGTACTTCATTATTTGAGTCTCATCAGGAAAAGCTTCTAGTAAAGGCATATTTTCTATTGCCTCACCGTAAAGCGCAGAACCAGAGGGATGAAGTGGATTGTATAAGGTATAATCTATCTCATCATCTGCTAATGCAAATTGAGTGATTTTGAAAGAACCGTCCCCTCGTGCTAACAGTTCTCTTCCTTTTTTAGTTAAAATCGCATCCACTGTTACGATCGAATTATCTAAATATCCCATTTTGTTTTATTGTGTTTTATATAAATATGTAATAATCTTGTTTTATTTAACTTCTATTTTAAGATGATCCCGTTGATGCAAATTCTTCATTTATTGCTATACCAAATTCATCTGTTGTATATATTGATCCTTTTTCTACCGCATGAATTTTGCTAGAAACTACTCTTACGAGTTTATTCCCATCTTCTTTGAATATAATACTTCCTCCGTATACTGCTGTGTTATTGGTATAATTTATACTAGTATCTAAATCAACCAGTGTTGCTGATCCAAAAGCAGAAGATCTTTTATTTTGTGAGTTTAATAATTCTGCCAATGGTGATCCTTTTACTAAAGGAAATGTAGAGCCAGTGAGAAGCGCAGAACCAGAAGGTATATAATCAGTCGGTCTAGATTCAACATTAAAATATAGTTTTGTTTTTTCTGGATCTCCTGCTCCTAGTGCTAGTAGGGTATCTTTATCCCCATCTAATGGATGAATAGCTCCTTCAAACATTATATACGACTGTGCAGGAAGATCTCTTTCCTGTATTGGAGTATTAACACTCCCTTCGTATCTGGCATTAGTCCATCCTACTGTAGTATAATTACTATACTGTACTTCTGCTAGAGCTGCTGTATCGGTAATAATAGCGTTAAGGTTAGATGGAGATGCAGCGTCTGTATTTCTGTCAACCTGAACTGAGCCTTTGCTTGTCTTTAATCTTAGTGCGTTACCTAATAGAACGTCAAATTCACTATTTGTAAAGTTTCCAGAGAGGTAATCTGTAAAGCTTACTTCTACTGAGAAATCGATAGGGGTACCTGAAGAATCTGTATTCCCTGACATTGAGTCAAATACTGTGGGTTCTACTTGTAGGTAGTAGTAATCAGTAAGTTTTGATATATTAAGTACCTTTACTCTAATTCTATCTGTACCTACTTTAAATGTTATAAATTTTATCTGCCGTAACGTATCTTCTAATCTCACGTTATTTAAACTTGAAAAAGATATAGTTAAACCCACTACTGAATAAGGAGGGAAAAATCCATCCTTTAATGTGTAAAGGTATTCATGTTCTCTTTTTTCAAATTCACTACCTGGGTATGAAACTACGTTATCGTATATACCTCCATTAATAGAACTACTAGGAATATTTGGATCCGGAACTGGAACTCCAGTACCTGCATAATCTGCTATTATATTAGGAGGTATCTGGCTTACTGGTAGCGGAAGAGAGCCAGAATCACGACTACTGCTATACAGGAGGTTCATACTACCTCCACCGTATATGTTTGGATTTCTTAATTTAAAATCTAATTCAGTCATGTATTACTTTATTATAAATATTTTATCTTTATTTTATTTATGTATATGAAAAAGTTCGATAAATATCAGCTCCAGAACCTCCTGAGAATGTTACGTCTGCTATAGCTCCTACTTGTGATAATGTTACTCCATCAGACCCTATTTCGTAATGTCTAATTTCTATTGTACCAAAGTTACCATTATTATTATTTTGAGTATTTTCCATGAAAATAGAATTCGTACCATTTAATAAGGAACTAGGGTCAAAATACTGTACTTGCATCAATGATATAGGACAAACAAAACCGGCGCCTGTTGAAGAGATTGTTAAACTTGTATCAGTTGAACCAATAAACACTCCTCCTACTTGAGCGTTTTGACTTAAGTCTAAAGATCCAATTAAATTACCGTTTAAATGAACATCAAAATTATCATCTCTTGCTGCATTAGAATTACATACTTGCATTACGAATACCTGACCGGTAGGTGTTGGTAGATCGTTAGATTCAAAATCTGCATAATAATCTACAGTTGATAGCGAACCACTTTGAGTAGGTATAGTTAGAATTGATGAGGTTGAAAAATAAGTTAAAGCATCTGGAGCTAATTTCCATCCTTTAAATGTACCTGCTACTGGGTCTGCTTCTATTGATAAAGGAGCATCGTTTAATGGATGAGAAAACTTTAATACATCAGTTGCGTATGGAGTAGAACTTGGACTTACAATACGTAATCTCCCGACTCCATCGCCTTCGTTTTGTACATTAAATCTGAAAAAATCACCTATGACATCAAATTCTAAATCTACATCACATGCTAAAGGTAGTATTTCATTAATGCTAAAAGCCCTAATATTATAAAAGCTTATCGGTTGTTGTTGACTTTTAAATCTGTTACCTGCATTAAGTTCGCCTTTTGTGACGGTTAAGTTACTTCCATCGAATTCTCCTGTTAATCTTGGCTCTTCACTACTCATGTCTCTAGGTATTTCTCCTATTGGAGAGACTACAACTTTATTGTAGTTAGTAGTATACGGAGATTTATTTCCTTTACCAAACATATCCCCACTTGAACCTGTTACATTAAGTAGGCTGATAGAACCGGTCAAAAGTTCATCAGAAAAAGAGACTTTAACTTGCTTTGCTTTACTTCTATGAAGCATATGAGAGCGTACTATAACTCCAGTTGTAGCTGCTGCTCTAGCAGGTATGAATTCTTTTACCAGCCTAAATATTACATTATCAAAGAATTTAATTAATCTAATATAGTCTGTAGGTTCTCTATAGTTGGCAATTTCATCAGTCCATCTAAACCTTTCTCTTGGTTCATTTGAATCTCCTCTATTTACATCTGCATTTCCTCTAACATCTCTATGAGAATCCTCCCATCTGAGGACTATCCATTGCCAGAAGTTATAAGGAGAGAAGTCTTCATCAAATGTTTCTTTAGTTAATCTATCTAATGAATTGTATCTATCTGCATCTGCTTCCCTAGGGTCACCTATATAGTCATCGTAATTATAACTCCCACTATACTTAAGTTTAATTATATCATTAGTAGGTTGTGCTATATCAAATCCGACTTCTATTTCATGTAGATCATCTGAATATTTATATTCTTTTTTATTTATGCTTACATATTCTGAAAGTGTACTACCTGTAACAATAGAACCTGTGTTTGATAATCTTAGTTTTTCAAGAGAACTTGTAACTTCTTGTTGTATGGAGAAAAATCGACCAGCAGTAATATCTGTTCCACCTTTTTGCTTTATAGTTAGGATATTATCAGGTATACCAAAACAGTTTATAAGAGCTCTTAATCCACGGTGAGTACCTTTGGCTTTAGTAAGGTAAGGTAAATTGTGATATATACGTTTATATATTTCTTTCTGATAATTGTCTTGAGGCATTGGCTGTAGGTAGTCAAGACCACTACCCGATGTTATCTGTCTGAAGCTATTAATTACTTCTCCAGTACTACCAGAGTCGTATCCATCGCCAACAAAAGCAGAAAATAAATTTTCTAAACTTTTATTACTATTGTATAAATTATATCCAAAGCTTTCTATAGCATCCCTCACTAAGTCTTTAGATATACCAAAATTTAATCTGTTATCTGCATCATACTTATCTGAAACTGCTTTAAAGTAGATCCATAAGTTATCGAAATGTTGCCCAATCATTTGAGTGAACATTAATATTGGATCATTAGCACCATCGTCTCTAATATAAAGAGGTAGTGTATCTGTTAGCGCATCATCATTAAGGTTATCAAATATAGATGCTGTTACTATCTGTCTGTCAAACCATTGAACTGATTCAAGAGAATCACTAACTTGATTTATATATGGAGGTTTATTATTCTTTTTTGGCCAAGAGTAAGAGCCGCTTTCGAAATATAAATACCTGTCGTAGTGATCAAAATTCTTAACTAATCCTTCAATTAATCCATTATAGTAGTCTCTACTACCTGAGATACCCATTTTCTTATATCCGGTACTTTCTATTGCCTGAATACTGGTTTCGTATGACTGTATAAGCTCTAATTTATACTTAAAATTACGAAGTCTTTCTTCTGCAGAAGAGAAGTGTATAAAGTCAGAGTAATCTGAATGGTTAATACTTATTTGAGCACTACTTTCGTTAAACAGAGAGTACAGGGAATAATACGAACTAGTAACCGGAAAGCTAAATAGTTCGTCAAAATTAAAAAACTCTGTAGGGTTATTATTTTCTTTTTCAACCTCTACATCAAAGTTAGGACCTTTAAGAGAAGGTATCTTAATTTCATCAGGTATTAACTCGGTACTAACTGTAAAGCTTGCAGTATCTGCTATTGTCTCTAGTACTCTACAAAGAGATTTAGCTTCCCATGTATTAGGAAGTGGCTCGTATAATTTTAATACAAGAGAGACGTTATTTTTGTACTCTTGAGTATCAATATTAATTATTGAGTATATATTATTTTTACCAAAGTCTAATTTTAAATCTGAAAAGTATGAGTTATTTTCTAACTTAGCTTTGATTTGCTCTACTCTTAATTCTAAATCTTCATTATCTACTTCTAGAGTTAATAATCTTACCTCTGTTCTATCCCCTGATACTTCTTCAAGAAAGAAGTTTTTAGCTACAGTCGAATCTGAAAATAAATCTGAGAAGAAATTATATGTTAGTAGAATATCCCCATTCCTGTATCCATTTGATTTAGCATCATTTGCAGGATTAATTTCTATATTTGTTGCTCCTGATTTACCTGCTCCAGATGCAGTACTTGTTTGGGTTGCGCCTCTGTAGTTGAGTTGAGATTTTAATAATGCGCCGTCTAATGTATAGAAATGTAAATCTATAAAGTCAACAGAACTGTTGAATAGATTATTAATAGAGAATGGGCCAACAAGAGCCTTATCTTTTAATTTTAATTCAGACTTTGAGTCGTATTTAAAATCCTCTAATTGATTTACTATGTAATTAGTTACTGCCATCGTCTATTCCTGCTTTACTATTTGCAAGTTGTATTTCTAAGTCTACTACTTTAGTATTTGCTTCTAAAAGTTGATCTCTTAATTCTGCTATTTCGTCTAATAGTGGTTGAATATCTAATAAAGCTTCTTGTATTTGAACTAATTCACTGCTTCTTTCTATTAAGTATTTATGAGAGCTTCCTTCTCCTTCTAAAGGTATATCTAGATATAAATCTTCATAATCTTTAAAAAACTGTTCAACTGTTTTTAGAGAAAAACCATCTTCGTCTTCTGTAATAAACGATTTAAATTGCGTATCTACAACTTTTCCAAAAGAATCTTTTTGGTAAACTGTTTTTTGTATTTTTATATTATTACCCATTTCTAACTACTTTAAATACGTTTTTATTATCTAACACTACTGAGCTACCGTCTAAAGTTGTTTTAACTAATAATCTATAGTATCTTTCTGGTTGTAATGTATCCATATAAACGTCAAAGTAGCTACTAGTATTGTCTGCACTAATTTTAGTAAACTGTGTGTCAAAATCTATAATCATTTCTTCACTATACTCGTCTTTAATGCCCCAGTATGAATTTTCAGGTAGTTTATTTTCTGTTAAGTATATAGAACTAGTTGTAAAACTTCTTACAGGGTATTTAGGTCTTGCTGAAAGTCTAAACCTTGCTACATCTGAATCTATATATTTTTCTTTATGATTTTTTATAGTTATATTAGCAATATCTGTATCTAATGTGTTTAAAGAGCTGTTATAATTTGAGTCGTCCCATTTTAATTCTAAATAAGGGGGAAAGATAGTACTTGTATTAGAGCTAAAATACTTTAAATTAATAGAAGATGTAAGTTCGTTTTCTAAACTATCTTGAAATTTAAGTAAAAACCCATCATTATCTATACTTCCTCCTTCAAATGAGGTTATATAATTAGTGACATCTATATCTACATCTAAATTAGAAAGTAATGTAAATGTTTGAGAAGATGAATTATCGTCATTGACAAAATCACATCCAGGTGTTAACCATTTAGAACCCGGTTTTCTATCTATCCAAGTTACTCCAGTTGTATTCGCTGGGCTATCTCCTAATTTACCTGTTCCCTGTAGCCAGGATCCGCTAATACTATGAGCTTCTAAAATATAGTCCTGGGGAAGTTGTATTCCGTCTGCAAGGTATAGGTGAAGAGAAGCAGAATAGGAGCCGGACACTTTAGTGCTGAGAGCACTTGTTATGTCTCGATCTGAAAATTTAATTAGTATCCGGCTTGAGCGGCCTATTCCATCATCATCAGGGTATGAACGAACTTCTAATATTTCATCTAAACCAGCGTTACCGTATACGCCAGCTGCATTTGGTTCACTGAGTATTGTTGCGTTTTTTTCTGGGTAAATTCTATATATTGCCATTCTATAATGTTGTTACTCTTCCTTCTATATCTTGATTAGGGTATTTAACTTCAAAACAACATGGGTCGTAAGAAGGATATAGAACGTTATTTTTAGTTGCTCCTTTAGTATCATAGCCAAATTCACTATACCTACCGCCTGCTTTATTCTCTATAATAATACTCTTCACTGTTTGTACTCCTTTTATTCTGTCTAGTTCTGTATATAGAGATGATATATTAATTGGTTGATTAATAGTAAGTTTGTCTTTTGCAAATAATTGTTTTAATTTTTCAGTACAGCTAAGTAGTACATCTCTTGATTGAAAGTTAGGTAGAGCTATTATTTCAAACTTAATACCTATGTTTACAACAAAAGCATCTTTTAATTCTACTGCATCTGTTAGCATCATATATTCTGATAAGTAATTTCGTATATTATCTTTAAGTGTATTAGAAGCAGGAACTAAATGTCCATTATTATCAAATGCTAGCACATATAGAGCTAATGCAAGTCTATTAACACTAAGAACTGATTTAGTATTTGAAGCTGTATGATCTTGTGTTACAAATATCTTAGCTATTGACCCAAATTGTGGTGGAAGTGATAAAGATCTTACTGCGTAATCCTGTAAAGTTACTACTCTTTTCTGTTCTGCGTACGCTCTTATACTATTTTCTCTTAATTCTTCTATAGTATCTCCATCTCTACCACCTAGTGCAGGAGAAATATTATTAAAAACCAATGAGGATACTTTTGATGAATCTGTAGCTGTTGTTGTAACTGCATCTATTAAGTTTACAGTATTAGCTGGAGCATTTGCTTGTACTCCTCCTCCTACTATGTATCTGATAGTTAGTGTAGTATTAGATGGTGCTAGCCCATATGATTTAGTAAATAGAAAATTAGATGGGTCATAAGCTACGTCTAATCTAGGTAACTCACTTCTGGTTTGGTACGCAATAGTATTAGGATCAGGAAGAAACTCTTCATTGTCTTCTGTGCTTATTCCTGAACCAAATTGAACTTGAAGTACTCCTGTTGATGTTAATCTAGTAACAAATCTCCTAGGAACTTTCTTTAATTTAAGAACATTAGGAGTTAAGTGTCTATCATCACCATAGTTTCTTTCTTCTACGAATATAGTATCTTGACCTAAAAAAGGAACCTCATACCATTTATTACCGTCACTATCTGTAATGTCTAATATACCTACTATATTATCTGCTTCTATATTTACTGTGGCAAACTTCTCTGAAATAGTATATGTTTGTTGAGTGGATTTTACTGTTCCTGAAAAGGCTTTAGTAGTCTTTTTAAGTAAGAACTCTGAGGGCTTACCATCTGTTAATGTATTGACTGTAATCTCAGTAGGATCATAGGAACTAGAAAAATTAAAGTCAACCTTATTAGTTAATAGAAATACTGTTTGATCTTTAGTACTTGCTTTAACTGTGCTATTTTCTGCTATTGTTATTGCTTGATCAAAATCAGGCTTTGCTTCGGGTCCAATTGCATCTACTGTTTGAGTTACTGTTAGCTCAACTTCAGCTACATTAGTAGCTTTAGGTTTATATCCCATCATGTAGGCTAAAGAGTACAGGTTTGCTGGGTTTTTAGCATGCTGTAGGAATGTTTCCTGTAGCTGGGTGTCTTGATAGAATGACATTACATCTCCAACATAAGATGCCATCTCAATTAACATCAACCCTGGTGAGGTTGGAGAGAAGTCATTATAGGAATCAGGAAAATATGATTTAGCATACTCTACTAATTGAGTACGGAAATCGTCAAAATTCTTATTTATATATTTTATGTCTCTTGTTTCTGCCATTATATTGCTACATTTATTAACAGTTCATCACTTATACCTGTTTCTGCTATAGAATAAGAAAGGTAGAACCCTATAGTATTTCTATCTTCACTCGCTACTAATTTTATTTCGTTAGGAATAACTCTAGGAAAATATATTTCAATTGCTTCTCTAGCTCTTGCATCTAAGGCATCTATTTTTTCTTCAGTTATATTTTCGAATAATTCATTTCTTAGTCCAAATCCAAACATAGGATTTAAATATCTTTCACCTCTACCTGTTAAGAAGTAGTTAATTAGGTTGTTTTTTATTGCATCTTTTGTTTGATAGTTAGAACTAAACGCGTTTTTAGAACTAAAAGGTAATTCTATTCCTACTGCTTTTCTAGGCTGTAGATCTAACGGGTTTATTTTTTTAACTTCAAATGCCATTTTATCCTAATCTTACTTTATCTTTTGCATACGATGCATCTAATACCTCTTTTGCTTTGCCGACAAAATCTAATTTAGATATGTCTATACCCGGTGTAGAACTAGCTTGCATTCCTAATTGGCTAGCCATTTTTGCAGAAGTAGAAGGTGGTTGTGCACCTGTAATGTTATTAAACTCTTCTGGTGTCATATTGGCTTTTGTCATTGTTAGCATTTCATCTATGCTATTGCTGCCCATTACTGGGTTGGTTCTACTAGGAGTAGGTTTAGTTACTTCTTTAGTAGTAGTGTCAGTGTAGAACGTTTGCTTAGGGTTACTAGCGATTTTAACTGCTTCAGTTAATACTTCTTGTAACTCTTCCTTAAAAGCTGCTCTAACTTCTTCTCGTATAATTTTACGTAATTGATCGAGTTTCATATATATAAATAGTTAAGTTAAGAAAGTTGATTGTCTATTTTGAATTTAATTTCCTCTAATAGTATTTCTTTCGATGAACTATAGGAGTCTGGTCCTTTAAACACAATGACTCCATTCTTTTCTCCTGTCGCATAATGCCTAGGAGCTAAGGTAGGTGATTCATTTGTTCTCTGTACCTTTAGTATATAACCTTTATAAGTATTATCAGCTGTTTCTTCGTTAATAGAAGATTCTTTTTCTACAAGGTTATTTGTAAGTTTAGATAAATCGTCTTTAAGCTCTTTTAGAATGTCTAATGGGATAGAGTCTGTTAGAGTTTGGTCAATTCTATTTAAACTAGATTTCAAACCTTCAATTGCTACATTAGTCTGATTCGTAACATTGGGGTCTGTTTTTTGTAGTTTTGATACACTATCAAATTCATTTAACCTATTACCTTTTTTAGTTGATTGAGATTCTTTACTCAAAAGACCTTTAGATGATAGATTAGTATCTGATGTGTCTATTTTTTCGAGTTTATCTGATACGTTCTTTAAGACTGTATCTAATTGTGCAAAAGCTTGAGCTTTCGCTGTAAGAGTAGAAGGGTCAATATCCAGCTCTACTACTTTTATTTCTTTCTCGGGTACACCTGCTGGAGAGATCTTCTTCTTTACTTTCGCTAAATTGTTTTTATCTTCTTTTTTAGTTAATATAACTGCAAACTTATTAACTACTTTACCGTCTATTTTTTCTACTGGGAGACGGAAAGCATCTCCTTCTTTTAAAATATTTAATTTAGGACCTGTTGATGGAAAGTCTGATAGATCTCTTTTACCTTTTAGAGATACTGCTGCTAAATTAACTTTTTTTGCTAAATCTTTTTCTAATTTACTTTTAGGTGAATCTGTGTTTTCTGGTTTAAGTACTTTAGAGCCAAACGAATCTAAGATATTGTTGCCATCTTCATCTATAATACCTAACTCTTTCTGTTGTTTTTTATCTAACTTACCTTTTATCGTATTACTTATCTTACACACTGCAATCGGTGTTCCAATTTCAGCTACTCTTGCTGACATTCCAGCGGTAGAGCCTGTTACATCTTTTAAACATCCGTCAATAGCGTCTGCAGTTATTAACATAGCTATAGCAAATTCTTTCATTAAGTTAAGTATATCTGCAAAGTTTGTAGTAAAAGCAGTTGGTAACCCTAAGATTAAACCACCTGCAGGACCGGGTGGTATACCTATTGCTTGAGGAACAGGGAGTTTAATAATAGTATTCACTACAGCAAGTATCCCGCTTACTGGTCCTTTAATAGCAGGAGGAAGAGCTTTGAATGCGCTAAGATTTGAAGTAAGTCCTGTTGATAGAGCTGAAAGACCGGCTAATTTTGCTGATATCTGAGCTAATTCGGCTGGGTTAGGACATTCTGGTTTTCTGAGTGCATTAGCTGCTTGAGATGTTGCAGATAATCCTTTAGATAGGACCACTCCGTTTAGTTTACCGATTGATGTACCGATAACTCCATGTATTTTCGGGGGTTTAAACTTTTCAAATGGCATACTATTCTGTAAATACTTTTATTGAATCTAAATCATCTATTGCTTTCTTTATAGAACCTAAAGGTCCTGCCATGGATGCTCCATGGGATTTTATTTGAGATAAACCTGGGGCTGAAGAACCGGCTGTTGAAACGGCAGCTAGTGCTTTTCCGAGACGTTGTAATTCAGATAATAAGTCTCTCATCCAATCTTGAGTTGTTGCTCCTAAAAGTACTGGTTCTTTCTCTTTAAATGCAGCAGTTCCTAGATATACCTTAGTAGCATCCACTGCTACATACTCTTCTCCGTCCCAACTAACTCTTGCTGCATTACCTCCTATATCTTCTACAGCTGAAAGAAGTATGTTCTCTTCTTTAGCGTTAAAGAATAATCTACCGGAATTAATCATTACTTGAGAACCTTTATATACATCTCCTTCTTCAGGACCTGAATCCCATGCTTTACGTTTACTGTTTGCTTGAGATAATTCTATCTTATGATCTTCTACCATATAAATAGAAGCGGGGTCGTCATTTATATTCTCAACTACCGTCCTATCAGCAGATGCACCTACTTTTCCGTTACTTATAATCGTAATAGCTTTTTGACTATCGTTTTCAACAAACATTTGATCGTGGTCAACTCCTGTAAATCTAAATGTTTGTCCTTGTCTACCTTCTATAGTAATGTCTCCTTGAAATGGCTGTAGCGGACCTACGTTTGCTTTATCTTCATAATTGTAACCTAAATCTTCAATTCCTTGCTTCGTATCAGGAAATGCATTATTATGTGGATTGTTCCATAAGTTTACTATAGTAGTATAATATGAGCGAGAGTTATTAACATTAGCTTCATCTCTATCTATAGCTGGAGCAGCAGTTAGAAGTACTATTTCATTTAGAAGTGGGTAAGTTTTAAAGTTAAAATGAAGAGGGAAAGCGACATCTAATAGGGTAGCATCTGATTCGTCTTGATATTCCCCTATAACTCGATACTTAATAGCACCAAGTGATTCCATCTTACCGTATTTATCCCACTCTGGATGGGTATCATCTAGTATAATATCAACAACCCTTACAGGAACTAACCCGTTAGAGCTTCCTTTACTTGTCCCTTTGTTACTAAAAAGACTATCTAAACCGCCTTTGCTTAAGTTGTACATTAATCGTTTTTGTCTTCGTTAGTTTTATCTTCTAACTCTTCTTGTGTTTCTTCGGTTTCTTCTAATAAAGCTGCAAGTTCAGATGGGTCCCACATATCACCGTCACCACTTTTTGCTTGTGCTGATTCTATCCTCTGAATTATTGCTGCCATTTTAATTAAGGCATCGTCATTCTTTACTCCGATTTCCATATACTCTTTAATCATAGGTACAATTAATGTAGCATCCCCTATATTTTCTATAAGAGGTTTTAATTCACCAATTAGAGATCTAACTTGGTTTCTCGTTGTAGATGAATTATCATGAATTTCAGAGAAAAGATCCGATAATGTCTTATTTCCGAATATTTTCTTATCTAAAGCCATAAAATAAGTTTTTATATAAATATCTTATGAAGCAGTAATGTCTAATAACCCTAAATCGTAGTACTTCTGGTACTTATTATAGAACTCCTCTTTTAGTTTAGATATAACTCTAGTAAGATGTGGTGTTTCGCAATCTGTCATCTCCCTTATGTAGATATATAGAGCTTTCTTTTTAAAGATTTGCAAGTCATTTCTAGTTTTAAATATAGTTAGAACTGCATCTGCTATCTTTTTTTCTTGATCTTTAGTAAATATTGAATCTAACTTTAAATAAGTTTCGTCAACCCATTCATCTATAAAAAAGGCTAACGATTGTTTATTTACATCTTCTTTAATTTTATTCTCAGGTTCATAAGAATCTTCATAGTCTGTGAAAGAACCTACCTGTTTTAATCTTTTATAGTTCTTATTATTGTAGTTTATTAACCACCTTTTTACTATAGTACCAAAATAAGAATAAGCCTTAGCTCCATTGTCGGGATCAAACTTCATAATTTTTTCCTCTAAAAGAACTGAGACTATTTCATGTTTTAAATCTTCAATCTTCTCTACATCCGTATAGTAAAATTTAAATGTGTGTATTATATTCTCTGCTAACTTATAAAAAGGGATATAGATATGATCTGTAAATATCTTTTTACGGTATTCTATATCTGTTGAAGTATTATACTTTTTTATATACTCTTCTGTCTCTGAAGTAAAATAGTTAGCTTTGCTTTTCTTTCTTGCCATAATTTTCGGGGAGCATATATTGCTCTAGCTCAGTTTGTACGTTTTTCATTTGTTCGAAAAAATAACCGACCTCATCATCTGATTGAAATACCCCTTTCTCATCTAGGCTCTTAAGGTGCTTTTGTGAATCTCCTATTGCGTTAGATATTCTCTGTAGATATCCTGCTTGATCTGCAGTTATATCTTCATACTTTTCTAATTTAATAAGAAGATTTCTAGTAATATAAGATAAAATAATTATAATTCCAACTAATATTCCGGAAATTATATAAAATGTTGTAGGATTAGACTCCATATTATAAGTTTTTTAACATATTAGACAAACCTTCTGATGATTTTACTGATTTACCTGTTGAAGATGTTGTCTTTGGATGTTTAGGTTTAGAGTTCCCGCCGTTTCTTTTCCATAAGTCATATTCAACTTTAGAGGCTAAGAAATCGGCGGAATGTAATATTGATACTATAGAAGTCTTCTGTCTTGAAGACTCTACATTACTAAAAAAGTATGCTTCATTTGCTTTATCGAATACTCCATCATGACATCTAATACCTAAAAACTCTTTTTGATCTACTGGTATTCCAAATTTCTGTAGTATAAATAAAGATCTATCTGGAATTAACATAAATTGTAAATCTGGATTAAAGGTATACATTTCTGAAAGCTTATCTTGTCTCCATTTATCAGTCTGAGGTATATAGTTAGGTGAATCACCGTCTCCTATTTTACCTAAGTCATGGAATAAAGCAGCAAATACTAATTGTTCATCTGTATAATCTAAGGTACCACCCATTTTCTCATAAAGTCTTGATTGTTCGATAGCGTATTGAACTACTCTATTAACATGATCAACATATCCTCCGGGAAAAGCATTATGATACCAAGTCTTACCACTAGCAGGAGCCATTATATATGTTTCCTCCATATGGGATAACATACCTTTAACCGCATCTTTACGATCACCGATGTAAGTATCTATAATCTTAAGATGTTTCTCGTAGTTTTTTTGAATTTGCTCTGCTTGTAA